TTTAATTGGTGCAGGATGGGGAAGAGATTCTTGGGGATCAATGGTATGGGGAGATGCTTATTCTGCTCAAACAGGATCCGTGTCAGCTACAATATCTGTAGGTGCAGTTGCTGAAATTACGGCAGGTGCTAGCGCAAGTCCAACCGGACAAGAGTTAACAGCTACTCCAGGTCAAATCACAATAACTGGAGATGCAAATATAGACGTAACTGGAATACAAGCAACACTATCAGTAGGTCAAATTCAAGGATTATCGGTAGTTGGTAGTCAAATGACTATCTCTGTTAGACCTGTAGATATTGAGGCAGGTGGTAATGTAACTGTAAATGTTATTGACGATAATTTAGACACAGAAATTGGACAAGTAACATTTGATATTGGAGTAACTGCAACAGTAACTGGATTAGAGCTTACTTCATCTATTGGTGATGAAACTGTTACTGCTGATGCAAATATAGATATTACAGGACAAGAGCTTACAAGTTCTATTGGAGATGAGACTGTTGTAGCTGATGGAAATGTGTCTGTTACAGGCCTTGAATTGACAAGCTCTATAGGAGAGGAAACAGTTACCGCAGACGCTAATGTAACGGTCACAGGTATTGAATTAACAAGCTCTATTGGAGATGTAGAGCAGAACACTATATACGATGTAACAGGTGTTCAAATGACCTTATTCTTAGGGGAAGAAACAGCTGTTGCTAATGCAGATGTGGATGTTACAGGCATAGAATTGACTAGTTCAATAGGAAGTACTAATATCACAGCATGGCAAGAGGTTGATCCTGGCGTAAGTAATGTATGGACAGAGGTTGATTTAGCTGCATGATTAAGGTAAAATTATAATTATTTAGGAGACAAAATTTATGACATCTAGTTATTCAACGGATCTAAAACTTGAACTAATGGTCACTGGCGAAAACGCTGGTACATGGGGTGATAAAACAAATACAAATTTAAATTTAATTCAACAAGCAATTGCAGGTTATGAAGCTGTAACAATTACAGATTCAGCAACTACTACTTTAGTTATGTCTGATGCTGCATTGTCAAATGCACGTAACATGATTATTAAGTTTGCAACTATAACTTTAACAGGTGCAACTACTGTAACAATTCCAGATGGAATCGAAAAATTTTATATATTCGATTGTAGTGCTATAACTGATGCACAAAATCTTACAATCAAAACTGCTAGTGGTACTGGTTTTTCTCCAACTACTGCTGGAGCTGCAAGTCCAAAAATTTTTGCAGCTTATTCAGATGGAACTAATATCACAGAAATTTCTTTAAACACTTTAGGCGGAACTATTGCTACAGCTCAAATTGAAGCCGCAGCGATTACAACTGCATTAATTTCTGACAACGCAGTGACTACTGCAAAAATTTCAAACGCAAATGTTACTGAAGCAAAATTAGCAACTGACTCAGTTACTGCAGATAAAATTGCTCAATCTACAATTACTCAAACCAAACTAGCTTCTAACTCAGTTGGCCCAGATCAATTAATTTCAACTGGTGTTACTGCTGCAGAATATACTTCAGCTACAATTACAGTAGATGCTGATGGAAGAATTACAGCAGCTTCTTCAGGATCAGGAGGTGGCGGAGCTTTTCAACCTAAAGTTTTAAAAAAAGGACCTGGTTCTGGTAGTTTCACAGTTAACCCAGCAGCCAACATAGTTGGTGCTTACATTGTTTCCGGAGGCGGAGGCGGCGGAGGCGGCGGAACTGGCGGTAACGCAAGAGGTGGAGACGGTGGAGCTGGTGTATATGCTTACTTCGTTGGTCCAGCTACTGGTGGCGCAACTCTACCTTATGTAGCAGGTACTAGAGGAAACGGTGGAAACGGTGGCCCTGCTTTTGGGTCTAACTCAGGTAACCCAGGTAACCCTTCAAGCGTAACAAACATTGGAACAGCAAATGCTGGAAACGGTGGTAATTCTGCTGGTGGTTATGCTCAAGGAGGTAACCCAGGTAGTTCAGGAAGCGCTCCAGGAGCCTTTGCAACTTTTGGTCCAAACCCTGGTTTTTTAGTTAATATTGATACAGACTTTGGTGGCGGTCGTGGAAATGGTGGACCAAGTGTAGGCAATCCAGGAAATCCTGGAGGCGGCGGATTTGTAGCAGCATATGATAACTCAGGATCTTAAAAATGGCTAGACATATTTCATATAAAACGGTTGATAATAATATCAAACACATAGTTAAAGTTCATTCTTCAGATGCTAGTAAAACACTGTGGAATACTTTAGTTCCTGATTTAAATTTTGTAACTATAACTGAAGATGAATTTAAAAAATTAAAATATGATCATCCACATAAAATTGATGCAAATAATAATTTAGTCTTTAATACGTTACCTGAAGGTGTAAGTATTACTAAAGATATTACTCAATACACGGTAGAAAAAAAATTGGAAGAACATATTAAAGAAGCAGAATATTTTGCAAGAGCGCATGAGAATCCAATAGTTAATCAAGTAGTTACGCAAGATTATATTAATTCTTTAAAAGCAATTGATACAAATGCAATCACTTGGCCAGTAAACTGTCACAATTGGGTAGAAGCATTAGAATTAAACTCACATTCACTTGATAGTGTTTTAGAAGTGTAGTAATACATTCTCATATGTATGAGAATGTAATAGAGTTTTCTTGTCAAGAAGATTACTTTGAATTAGGTGAAGATTACCCTGTAGCTGCTAAAGTAAATATTCCACAATGGTTTAAAGAACTTAATCATTCTATTGAAAATAAAACAGTAAAAGGATGTATGCCTTTTTTAGATGCTTTAACCGCTGGGTATATTTTAAAAATGCCTCAAGATTTTGCTATAAAACATAACATTGAACATGAGGGTCAAAGAGCTGTATGGCAAAAACCTTCAGCAGCAGATGATGATATTTCGATCATAAATTGTTTAAATATTAACAACAGAGGTCTTCAAATACACAATAAAGAGCAATTAGGTAAATGTCCTTATCATGAACAAAATAAAAATTTACCTTATCACAAAATTTTGAATCCATGGTTTATAAAAACACCACCTGGATATTCTTGTTTGTTTTTGCCATTATTAAATAATGGAGATGATAGGTTTTTTCCTTTAGCAGGTATTGTTGATACAGATACTTTTAATACTGAAATAAATTTTCCAATAGTTATAAACGGTTATAAATACCCTGTATTAGATACTGTTATAAAAAAAGGCACACCTTATGTTCAGGTAATTCCATTTAAAAGAGAATCATGGAAAATGAAAGTTTCTAAAGTAACAACAAAACAAATAGTAGCTAACAGAATGAATTTTGTTTTAAAATTATTACATAATTATAAAACTCGTTTTTGGAATAAAAAATCATGGAAGTAAAAAATTTTATTAAAGTATATGATAATGTAGTGCCACCTACTTTAATTTCGGCAATAATAAGATGGTCTAATAAAAGTGATTTTAATACTGCATCAGTAGCAACTAATGATCCTGAACATCGACAAGTAATTATTGAAAGTATTAGAAAAACAAAAGATCTTGCTTTATCACAATGTTCAAATTCTTTAACTAATGTTCATTATTTTAATGTTTTAGCACGTGTGTTTAATAACTATTTAAATAAATATAGAAAAGATCTTAATCTTTATGATTTTGTTTTAGAAAAAATAGAAAATATAAATATTTTAAAATATGAAGAAGGTGGTTTTTATAAATGGCATACTGATCATTCTGGAATAATTTTTCCTAGAACTATAAGTATGATTTTATTATTAAATAATGATTATGAAGGTGGTGAATTAATGTTTTCTGATGCTGATAATAAAAATCAAATAGCTTTAGAAACAAAAGTTGGAAGATTAGTTGTTTGGCCAAGTAATTTTATGTTTCCTCATAGCGTGAGTAAAGTTACAAAAGGAACAAGATTTTCAATTGTAGCGTGGGCAGTATGATAAGAAAAGATTTTAAATATAAAAAAATAAAAAATTTTATTTCAAAAGATGAAGTAGAACTTTTAACTAATTACAGTATTATAAAACACAGAGCAAATACTAAAGATTTTGATTTTGAACAAAATCCTGTAGGAGATACTTATTTATCATATGACGCTGCTGCTGAGGCTCTTTTATTTAAAAAAAAACTATTTATGGAAAAAGAAACTGGGTTAGAGCTTTTACCAACTTATGCTTTTTGGAGACTTTATACTTATACAGCAGATTTAAAAGATCATACAGATAGACCATCTTGTGAAATTAGTGTTACAGTAATGATTGGAAGTGATGGCACTCCTTGGCCAATTTATATGGGAGATACTCCTGTAGAGCTAGAACCAGGAGATGCTTGTATTTACTTAGGTTGTGAGATTAATCATAGAAGAGAAGAATTTCAAGGTGATTGGCATTCTCAAGTTTTTTTACATTATGTAGATAAAAACGGTCCTCATGCAAATAAAAAATTTGATGGTCGTCCAATAATATTATAATATAGCTTATGCAATTTATTCAAAAAAAATCAGATGGCTCTCTTAGGATTAAATTTTCTTGGAGAGAAAGATTTCTTCTTTTTTTCAAAGGTAGTTTATATTTAGATTCAATTGGTTTAAGACATTTTTCTAATCATTTAGTTAAAATTATTTCAGAATGGAACCTTAATTTTAATGAAGATGTAAAGAATACTCTTACAACTGAGGAGGATTCTGTACAAGGCAAGTAATATTAGGTATAATACCTTATGCCTTTAACAAATGTACAAATTAGACCAGGTTTTAATAAACAAGTAACTGCAACAGGCGCTGAAGGACAGTGGACTGATGGGGATTTTGTTAGATTTAGATATGGATTACCAGAAAAAATAGGTGGTTGGAGTCAAATTACAAGTAAAACTTTAGTAGGAGCTGTAAGAGAACAACTTGTTTGGGCTGACTTAGATGGTAGAAAATATGCAGCATTAGGAACTAACAGAGGTTTATTCATTTATTATGAAGGTGCCTTTTATGATATTACCCCTTTAGACACAGCTATTACAGGAATTACTTTTGATACAACAAATACTTCAGCAACTGTTACCGTAAATAAAGTTTCACATGGTTTGGTCGCAGGAGATTTATTCAAATTTACTTCAGTAACTCCTCCAGTAGGCGCAGGTTTTGTTGCTGCTGATTTTGAAACAAATACCTTTCAAGTTGTTACTGCTGCAATAGACACTTTTACAATTACTATGTCAAGTGCTGCCACAGCGACCACCTCTGCGAGTGGTGCAGCTACTATTAATCCATATGTAAAAGTAGGACCCTTAAATCAAAGCGCAGGATATGGTTGGGGAACATCTTCATGGGGTGGAGCTACTGGGGTTGTAAGCACTTTAAATGGAGCTTTATTAGATGATACCAACGGTACTGGAGGTGTGGGAACTTCAATCACACTTTCTTCAGTTACAGGATTTCCAACATCAGGTACAATAAAAGTTGGAGCTGAATTTATTTCATACACAGGAATATCCGGCAATAATTTAACAAATATTACAAGAGATGTAGCGGGCACAAGATCTGCTCATGCAGACGGATCTTCTGTTGAAGTTTACACAGGTTGGGGTTCAGCATCTATTACAAGTTCAGTAATCCTAGATCCTGCTTCATGGTCTTTAGATCATTTTGGACAAAAGCTTATTGCAACAATTAAAAACGGAAAAACATTTGAATGGAATCCATTAGGAGCTAATCCTACGGCACTTACTACAAGAGCAACAGTTGTTAGTGGTGCACCAACAAGATCGGTAATGTCTATTGTATCTGAAAGAGATAGACATTTAATTGTTCTTGGAACTCAAACAACAATAGGAGGTGCAAATCCTCAAGATAAAATGTTTATAAGATTTTCAGACCAAGAAGATATATCAGATTACACACCAACATCAATTAATACAGCAGGTACATTTAGATTAGATTCTGGTGTTAGAATTATAGGTGCAGCTAAAGCAAAAGATTATATATTAATATTAACGGATACTTCTGCATATGTAATGCAATTCGTTGGACCACCTTATACTTTCTCAATTAGACAAGTGGGAAGCAACTGTGGTTTAATGGGACAACATGCATTGAAATACGTTAATGGAAAAGTTTTTTGGATGGGTCAAGCAGGAGGTTTTTTTGTATTTGATGGTACTGTTAAATCATTACCATGTTTAGTGGAAGATTTTGTATTTACAGATAAAGGAGATAATTTAGGAATTAATTACAATGCAGGCGAGCTAGTTTATGCAGGATTAAATCATTTGTATGAAGAGATTAATTGGTTTTATGCTAAATCTGGATCAACAAATGTTGATAGAGTAGTTACTTATAACTATACAGAAAACACATGGACCACGGGAACTTTAGATAGAACTTCTTGGCACGATTCAACATTATATGATAATCCATACGCAACACAGTTCAACGGATCAGGGACACCGAGCTTTCCAACAATTCAAGGTGTAACAAGTGCTAACGGTGCAACAACATACTACGCACATGAAATTGGTAATAATGAAGTAGATGCATTAGGAAATAAAACAGCCATACCTGCTTTTATTGAATCTGGAGATTTTGATTTGGCTATAGAAGGCGATGGTCAAATGTTTATGTCTATGAGAAGATTTGTTCCAGATTTTAAATTGTTAACAGGTAATGCCCAGGTAACTATTAGATTAAGAGACTATCCATCGGATACTGCAGCATCTTCACCTTTAGGTCCATTCACGATAAATAGCTCTACAGATAAAGTAGACACACGTGCAAGATCACGATTTGCTAGTTTAAGAATTGCAAATACATCGACAGATGAGAATTGGAGATTTGGAACATTTAGAGCAGATATACAACCAGATGGTATGAGGGGATAATGGCTAAAGTAGATATTAATATACCAGAACCAACACCAACTTATACTGAGGAAAACCAAAGACAAATATCTCAGTCATTAAGAACATTAAAAGATAAATTAAATACTTCTTTTCAAGAAGAATTAAAACAAGAAGTCGAAAGAGTTTCTTGGTATACAATGAGGTAACATGAGTTGTAATAATGTTAATCCAATAACAGGTGGAAGTACAGTTGATGATATTCCATTTTATTTAGCAGTTCAACAAGGTAAAGTTCCTGGTTATTCTATGGTTAATAAATTTGGATATAATTCTAGTATTGGTTCAGGTTCTTTTGAAACTATTTGGGAAACAGGAAACGATTATCCTTGGCAAACAGCTCAAGCTACTCTTGATGTAGTCAGTGATGATACTGATGACGATGTAGCAGGAACAGGTGCTAGAACTTTAAGAATACAAGGTTTAGATGGTTCTTATAATTTAGCTGAAGAAACTATTGACATGGATGGAACAACTACAGTTACAACCACACAACAATTTTTACGAGTTTTTAGAATGTCTGTTGAAACAGCAGGTTCATCTGGAAATAATGAAGGTACAATTACAGCTACTTATACAGGTGGAGTTGATGTTGCTGCAACTATATCTCCAGGTAATGGTCAAACTTTAATGTGCTTATATACCATACCTGCAGGTTATACTGGTTATTTATTATCAATGAATATATCATCTGG